CTAGTTGATCTTGGTGTTTTTGGTGTTTTTGGTTTTTTCCCAAAGTATCTGGAAGCAGCACCAGCTGCAGCAGCCCTTGATGTTTTAAATAGTTTACCTGCTGAAGTAAGTGTCATGATTCCAATTATTATACCTATCCCAGTCAATATTTTATTAAGTGATTTTTCCTGAATGTGATTTGACACAACTAAATCTTTTGTTGATGCTAGTTGTTTTTCCTCCATTGTGCCTTCAAGTTGCTCACCTTTTCTTGCCATAATCTTTGAAAGATCACCAACTGAAAATCCAGTTGCTGTTGCTAATGATTCACGTTGGATTGCATTTAATGAAGTAAAGTTCATTCCGCCAAGTTGTTCTTGGATTGCCATCGTGACACCTTCAAGATCATTATTTAATGCAAATTGTCGTGCTTTGTCTAAATTTATTTCTTTATTTAATAAAACAGATGCTTCAAATTCTGCTGTTATTGATGATTCAAGGTCCAATAGACTTCCTGCTGCAGATCCGATAGCACTCATAGAAACACCTAGCTTTGCTGCTAAAACGGCCATTCTTGCCATGTTTTTTGCTGACCCATCTGTCCACTTTGCCATCTCTTCAGATGATGAAGCCATATCTGCAAGGACTGCTTTTGGCGCCACATTATTCATTTTAGCAAAAGCTGCTATTGACTGTAATTGAGAAGAGGCTTGTTCTCTTGTCAAATTTGATGTTTCATGTAACGTTTGTGCTAGCTTTGCAGCTTCATCATTTGTAATTCCAAACTGGATTGATGCAACAGCTTCATTAATATTTATTGCACGATTAGCAGCATCGCTAAGTTTGCCTGATGCGTTTGCTGCTGCAACTCCTGATGCCATTAGATTATCTCTTATACCCAATGTATGATCTGCAAGATTTTGTGCTGAGGCTTCTTGCTTGAGAGCAGAATTCAGCCCTATTCCTAAGCTATCATTAAAGCTAACAGCATTGTCATTTACAACTGATAATGCTTTTCCGATTGCTGTTATTGCGAGCAGTAATAATCCCGGACCTGACTTCATTAATAGCATCGTTTTTTTGATTTGTCCTACAACTTCTTTTGATCTTTCCTGTAATTTGTTTATTGCACCTTGTCTTTCTTGCATTATCCGCATTGAATTAACTTGATCAATTTGATGTTTTGAGTGTTTTACTGCAACCTTATTCCTTTTATCAGTAGATTTTAATAATTTTATATTTTCTTTTGCTTGCGCTTCCATTGCATCTAAATCAGCGCCTAAAAGAGAAGACTTGTTTTGTGCTATCTTTAAGATGTCTTCTTCTAATTTTGTTACATTAGATAGCGATTTTGCAAGATCTGTATTTCCTTTTTTTTGAGCGTCTGCAGTTTGTTTTATTATGGTTGATAATTGTAAAACTGCTACTTTAGATTGTTCACCTATACTTACTCCACTCTTGTGACTCTTATCTATATTTTCTCTCAACGCTTTAAATGATTTAGAAGCACTTATCGCCGCATTATCAATATCTTTTAGCTGCTTATTAACCTTTGCTAATCTGTCCTTTATGTCGCCACCTTCTGCCATAGACTTTCCAGTCTCTTTAAGCTGTGCTGAATATTCAGCTTCCAACTTGTTTCGTTCTCTTAATAGATTAATTTCTTGTTTTGTAATTTTAGGCAAAAGTTTTTCCTACTAAGTCATGTATGACATTAATTTATTAATTTCATCTTGATCTTTTTTAGACATCTTGTTGACTAATTTTTGTGCTTCTTTAGCATTTTTTGCTATTGATTTATCAATTGCTGTCAATTTGGCCTCAATTTCAGCATCATACTTTGATATAGTACTTTTTATCTTTGCTGTTTTATCTGCTTGACCCTTGAGAGCAGCAATAATATAGCCTCCTATCATTCCTGACATTAGAGAACCGATTTGAAATTCATTTAGTTTTTTTCTAGACATGAGTAACTCCTAATTTGCAATCTTATACAGATATAATTATCAAGTTATTGTGTTATCTTACTTATCTTTATGACTTTGGTGGGAGAAGATGTACTAATTTTTTACATTTTTTACGTCGTTATCTTCTTTTTGTTTTTGTGCTACTAGTTTCTCTGTATAAAATTTTCTAAGATAAATTGGCATTTCATAAAGTTCACCGAATGTAAATGCGCCTTCACTAAAGTACAACAAGTTAAAAATAGACTCGTGTAAAATAGGTCTATATTCGGGATTTACCGGGAAGGCCAGAAGAAATTTGTTGTAATTGGTAAGTCTACTTCACCTGACCAATCACAAATAGCACACAAAAATCCAGAATCAAAATTTACGTCTGGAACAATTTTGGAATAGTAATCCCTAAATGATTTTGAATCTATAGCAAAAAATTCATTTTTAATAAATTTGTTAACGTATTCTTTATCATCATTACCGTCTACTGAAATGATTTGATATCGTAGTCTTGTTGTGATTTCAGGTGTGATTCCATTTGAAACTTTTCTTAATCGTTTAAGTTCACTTTCAATAGCATTTTCGTCTTTGTGAGTTAAGAATCTAAACTCAATTTTTCTATCTGCATTAGGTAGTGTAAATTCATATTTGTTTTCTGAATTAATTAGATCCTCATCTATCTTCTTGTGGGGAAATGAAGTTAAATCAAAGTCAACTTCTTCTTTTGCATTACATGATGGACATGTAACTTCTACTTCATATTTTTTTCCATACCCTAAAACACGTGCTGCGAGCATGATAGCATTTTTATCGCCTACTATAACATCATTGAAATCAACTTTAGTAATGATCAGTGACTTTAGTAGCTCATCAATGACAATACCCTTCTGAATCAAATTTGATGATGTAAGTATATCCTCTTCTCTTGCAGTCATATACTTCATTTCTATAGTACCATCTGCAAGTGGATGGTCTTTTGGATACACTAATCCTTTGCTGGGAAGGTCCACTACTTCTGTAGGGAACTTTTGTTTTTCAGACATTGTAACTCCTATTATTTGTTTTTATTAAAACTATTTACGTGTAAATTTTTCTGCTGCTGTAACGCCCAAACCTATCACAGTGATATACATAAAATTCTCAATTAGTATATCACTGACTTCAAATTTAAAAAATGTAGTTGCAATCCAACTTGCTATCATCATTACAAAAGAAGAGAGTGCCACAAATCTCTTCGATGAAATTTTCGCCTTGTCAGATAACATATCTTTAAAAAATGACATATATTACGCTTTAATTAGAATTGGAGTATAGCGTAATCATAACGAAGAGTTAATGAAATCTCTACAGGATTACTATCACTCCAGTCAACATCACCAAAATTTGCTGTATTGATGAATGCACCAACTAATTGCCATTCTTCTATTACGTCCCCAACTGGACCGAGCATATTAAAAGTAATATTCTTCTTATAGAAGTCAGAGTAACCATCACGTCCTGTTACAGATTCATGAGATAATCTGACCCATTCCATTACTGCTTGAGCAGCAGATGGGACGATTGGATCGTAAAGTGTTATATCTAAAGTTTGCCATTCGCCTTTCCCTTTAACATAACGTTTAACGTTAATATGATCTAAGGTAATATCTTCAAATTGGATTTGCGGACGGCCTGCTGTCTTAATAGTGTAAGCTGGAATTCCTTCAATGTACATGATGAACCGATTTTTGGTCTTTGGTTCAAACTGTGTGAACATAATGTCATTTGGATCTATCAATTGTGGCATTCTAATTCTCCTACGAATTCTCGTGTTATAATTTCATTAATAAATATCGTAGTTTTGAAAAATATAGCATTAAAAACATCAAAGCCCGGAGGTTTAATCCGGGCTTATTGCTGATGTGATTTTGTGATTTGTTATTCTAGCTTGGGAAAGTTGCCCCTGAAGGTTGAACAACAAAATCTAATACGATGAATTCAACAGAGCGTGCGGGTTGGATAAAGATTTGTCCAACGAGCTGGTTTCTATCTACAACATCTGGTGTATTATTCGAATCGTCCATTACAACTCTAAAAGCAGTTAATCCTGAATTGGATTGTACTGATTCTAAAAATGGATTAACGATGTTCATGAATCTATTTCTCGTTGCTACAGTATTTTGTTCAAATACTAAGAAACGTGAAGTACTTGCAATAAACTTCTTTAATCTAATTAAGAGTCGTCTTACATTGATCCTATCAAGTGCAGAAGGTTTAGCTTGTAATGTTTTCTGACCGAAAACAACAACACCTTGACCTGGAAAGGATGCTATAGGATTAACTCTATCTTCATAAAGAATATCTCTTTCACCATGTGTAAGTCTTGTTTTAGCTTCTAAAACATTTCTTAAACCACCGCGATTAAGACCTGCTGGTGCAAACCATTCATGTGAAACATTGTCATTTTGTGAAAAGACACCTGGTAAAACTACTGAAGGTGGAACCCACACAGGAAGATTTAGATTGTCATCTAAAACTTTAACCCATGGGTAATAACATGCTGCGTAGTTTGTATCTAAAGATGTCACTGCACTCGTTGTTGATGAAATGCTGTCACTCCATGCTGAAGGATCAAACACATAAAATGCGTCTCCACGTTGTTCTACCATATCAATAGCATGATTAATCGGATTAGGATGCAATGTGTAAATCAAACCAGGTGTAGATAACATATTAATGTCAAATTCATCCTGGTTACTAATTGCATTTAATGCCCGTTTATATGCTACAGATCCACTAGTTTCACTTGTTGAACAGTCGAATCCTTGTTGATTTGTTGCTGTAATATCACCTGCTGTCTTCTTTTCAATTGCTGGATTAGATCCATCAAAGCCACCTTGAATAGGTACAACAAATTTCCTTTGAGCAATATTAGAAAAGCCAAGAGAAATTTCTTGTGAGGCACTTGAAAATGTAGATGATCCATTAAATTTAGCAGATGAAGCTGATATGTGTCCAGACATGTCATCTAAACTAAATGTTACATTTGAGAACAAGTTTGCATCTGATGTTATAGGGCCAAGGTATTGTCTATTGTCAGCTTCTGAGAATTTGAATCCGTAGAATACAGATGTGTCAAATTCGCTAGTTGATGAATTTACCTGTGCGTCTACAAATGATGCTGTTACTACACCATTACTTGCAGTATTAACTGTTGATGCTGATACTGGGTAATTTACTGCTCCACATCCATAAGGTACAAGATTCTTCGCTACTGATCCTTTCTTAACACTATCATAATTTGTGATTACAATGTATTTAGATACGTTTGGCCAGTCACCATTATATGTTAATTTGCCTTCAGTATCGATTGAAACAGATCTGTCTCCAATTCGTCTAGCAATAAAATTAACAGAAGACGGATCTAATGTTAAGTTATCATATTGTTCTACAATAGTGTCATCAGATTCTTTAAATGTTGTTTGATCCATAGCTCTTACTTGTAAGCTAAATGTACCATAATCTGATCCTGCTACATCTGATGCCTGTTTGATGTTCAAGATAGCAATCTTATAATGTGTATTTGTTTCTACTTCACCATGTGACCTTAGAGATACCTTAAAAAGATCCTCAGGTGAGCCACCTAATTTTTGAGATGTAATCATTGGTGTACTACCACTTTGATAATCACGTAAATGACTAAGTGATGATACACTTGCTGTTACTTCTGATGAAGATGAAACTGCTGCTAATGCAGCTGCTGCTGTGCCGAATATCTTATAAAGATAAAACGGTGAGTCATTGCCTTGTGCTTTAGTTGTAAGTGGATTAGCACTAAAAACATCTCCAATATATTTGCTACTTGCTGGGTCCAATGAAGATGAAAACTGGTAACTTCCTGTTGTAATATTCATAGCTGTCATTGATCCAGAAGCAACCACACCCGCGAGTGGTGTTGATTCTGATGCTACTAATGCGCTTGGCGCAAGTATTGCAAGAATTTGTGGGTTTTCTGTTTCATTGTGATGAGCAGCAATTTGGACATGGTTTGTTGAGTATCCGCCTAAACCAAGCACTCTAACAATTGTTACTGTTCCTGCACTTCGTAAATATTCACGTGCAGTAAATGGAACATATAAATCCTTGTCTAAGCCTCCAAACATTTCTTCAAATTGTTGGAAATTACGTAAAATAGTGGGTACAAATGCTGGGCCTTTTTTAGTAGGTCCGACAATTGCTGCTCCAATTTCTGCAATTCCCTGAGGAAGAA